ATGTCAAGCCGGACATGCTGATGGACTATCGTGACCTGCCATTCCCTGATGAGACGTTCCGCATGGTCGTGCTTGACCCGCCACACCTGCGCAATGCGGGCGATACGAGCTACATGGTGCAGAAGTATGGGTGTCTCGACCAAGAGACGTGGAAGACCGACATTAAGACCATGTTCGACGAGTGTTTCCGCGTTCTGAAGACTTACGGGACATTGATTTTCAAGTGGAATGAAACGCAGATACCCGTCTCGCAGATTCTCAAGCTCACAGCGCACAAGCCACTCTTCGGCAACAAACAGCCGAATCGCACGGGAACACACTGGATTGTCTTCATGAAGGAGGACGCGAAATGAGTAAACGGTACAAGGTTTGTCCACTTTTTTGGAGTGATTACGGCGGTAAACGCACCTTGATGAATATGGGTGTGTTTGAAGAGTTGCTGAACGAGGGTTGGAAGATTCTGCGGGTGGATACCATGCCACCAACGGAATTGCGGAATAACGCCGTTACCGCGACGAACGTCTACATCCTTGAGATGGAGGCTAATGATGATTAGCCAATACGACAAGGACATGTGTTGCCTGTATATCGCTGAGGGAATGAGCCGCATCTGGAGCCAGCAAGGGGGGAACCAAGAGGTTCCCCGAGTGCTTGAATCATTGGCCGATAGGAAGCTCATGAAGCGTGTCCATGGCGGGTATGCGATCACGCTCAAGGGATTGTTGGCAGTCAAGGTGTGGAGACTTCACCTGTTCCTGTTTCACCACGATGAATACAAGTACTTCAGGAGGAAGAAATGAGCAGGGCTGAGACCACCGCCATGCTGTCCAAGCTGGTCGAGAAGAGGTTGAAGAATCAGACCGCTTTTTGGGCGAGTGAGGTCAATTTCGACCGGAACACGCCTGACGAGCGGCGAGTGGATTACGTTGGCTTCAAACCTTGGAACATCAACGGCGAACCGGTGCCCGCAAGCGTTGAAAAAGGCTGCTTCGAGTTCTACGAGGTCAAGTCATGCATGGCTGACTTCACGAGCGGCAACGGCCTGACCTTCTACGGTGATTCAAACTTCCTCGTCTGCACGAAGGAATTGTGCGACGAGATTGTGTGGCGGAAGATGGTGCCGCCGCGTGTGAACGCGATTCTGACACCGGATTCGACCGGCTCGAAACTGATTCTCGACTATGTGCAGTCCTACAACGACCTGTCATACAGGAGGCGTCCGGCAAGCGAAATCCTGTGGGCCATGGTCAAAGCAAACGGAAAGAGGACGAATTGAGCATCATGCTGGATGAGGCGCAAGCCTACGAAAATTCACGAGATTACGACTGCTGCCAGATCATCGAAGGAGCCTACACCGTAGGCGACGCGGTCTACGAAGCCTACTGCGATGGACGTGAAGCGCTGCCCACGAATGCTGAAATCGAGGCCGTGGCGAAACGGCTCTGCTGGAACAGCTACGAATGGGATGGCATCGATAGCTATGCGGCGAAAGACGAGGATGACGCATGGGATTATGCCGGTGAGATTCCCGGCTTCCAGGAGGAATATATCAGACATGCCAAGGAAATGCTCGAAATCGCACGGAAGGCGGTAAGCGAATGAGCAAGACGATCAGATACGTGGAGTGCGCCCACTGCGGCGAGACCGTCGGCGCATATTACGTCACCTGCCCGTACTGCGGATACCGCATGGTGTCCGCTCAGCAGGCGGTCATGGATGGCTTGGCATGGTGACGCTCGACCCGCCACCGGACTTGGTGGAGATCGCCGAAGCCCTGGACGCGATGGCGAAACCACACGTGGGAAGCGGCTGGGCGAACACCAACTACACCGACCTGCCCTGCACCACGCCACGGCAGGAGGCCATCTGGATGGCATACAACGGAATCACAAGAGGGGAGGATTGATGGCAAGGCGCGGATACGTGCAATTGGCCAATGGCTTCTATCTCAACCGGAAGGTACGCCGTTTACGCCGTACCATGCCATCGGCCATCAGCGCCTTCGTCATCATGCTTTCCTACTGCGGCGACAACCTCACGGACGGTTATGTGGACGATGATACGGCGGAATTCGTGCTCGACATCACCACACAGGAGCTTGACGCTTTGCAGCAGGTCGGATTGATCGAGGCCGTGGATGGCGGCTATGTCATCCACGATTACCTTGAGCATAATCGGAGCCGTCAGCAGGTGATGGCCAAGCGCAAGCGTGAGCATGACCGGTATTCTGCTGGCAGTCTGCCGGCAGAAAGTGCGCAGACTGCCGGCAGAATCGAAACAGAATCGGGACAAACACCAGAACACCAGAACACCAGAACCCAAAAGAAAGATGAAGAAGAATATTCTTCTTCTTCATCCAAAGAAATCGGGCTGAACGACTTCGAGCTGGTCAGGGAGAAAGCCCACGCCAATGCCGCCATAATCCGCGATTACCCGAATCTCGACCTGTCGGACGCGTGGAATGCCTTCGCCGCTCGCCACTACGGCGAGACACGCACCGTCAACGACTGGTGCCGCCAATGGAAAGGCTGGTGCCAACGCAGAGCCAACATGAGCGGCATACCACCCTCGAAACCACACAAGCACACGTGGCAGTGCGAACACGTGCTCCAGGCGCTCGGACGCGACAAGGAAACCGCCACGCCAGACCAACAAGCATGCAGGCTCGCTGAACGACTCAACAAGGAGCAGAACACACAATGATAGAACCCAAACTCATCTACCATCTCACAGACGCCGAATACCACCGACGCATGGCCAAGGCATGGCGAGAAGGCTACGCGGCCGGTTGGAAAGACCAGGAATGCGACTTTCCGCCACACACCACAGAAAATCCATACAAGGAGACAACACGATGAGAATCAAGAAAGTCCTCGAAGACATGATCATCAAGTGGCATCAGGCCGGTTACGCGCTTGACGAGATCGCGCCGCTCGTGCCGCAGGTGCCGAAAGCGGAAGTCGCCGCACTCATCCGCCAGCACGACAAGGAGACCAGACTTTGACCAACTGCCAGCACTGCCGGAAGCCAATGAAGCCGGTGGCCGCGAATCTGCTCTGCGCCAGCTGCCGAGAAAACTACTGGCAGCTGATCCGCCAGCTCGGACACGTCCAACTGCCCGCCCTGCGGAGCATCATGCTCCGACAGGCCCGCATCGGCACCCCAGCACACACGCCAAGCCGAGGCAACGCACCAATACCCATCGACACCCACGCTCAAGACCTCATCGCAGACAGCGAAGCATGGTTGGCGGAACAGGCGGGCAAAATACGCGCCGCATACGCTGGATACGACTGGCGGAAAGCGTGGTTCGCCATAATCAGCAACCGGCGCACCATCCTCGACATGAGCACTGCAGCAGACGATTACGCAGCCCTGGAACACATCAGCCGACGCAACGAGACGGCCTTGACACCAGAAGAGGCAATGGTCATCATCGGCACATGCCCACAATGCGGCCACCAAGCCACCAGCACGCCACAGGCCGACGAATGGACATGCCCGCACTGCAAATGGCAAGGCGGAGTCCAAGCCATCAAAGCCACCCGCGACAACAAACTCTGGCAACTCGAATACACCGGAAAACCAGTCGAAGTCGCACGCTACCTCGCCAAAATGGACATCCACTGCACAAGCGACCAGATCCGCCAATGGCTCACCAGAGGCAAACTGTCGCACGCCACGCCGACAAAACACAAAGGAGAGTACGTGTTCAACCTCGGAGAACTCACAGCCATGCTTGACTGTCACAATTAAAATGCTATACTGTCGTATGTTCGTAGAATGAATGGCTCAGCATAATGATAGCTGAGCCATTATTCATATCGCTTCGGTAGCTCAGTGGCAGAGCACAAGGGATAGCACAGATACCTAGGACGGATACCTTACCGGCCATGGCTTCCTACTTCTTTAAATCGAATGCCCGTGTGATGATAAAAAGACAGTGCACCCCACACAAGCACTGGTTCGACTCCAGCCAGAAGCACCACAAGGCGGTGACCACATGCCAGGAAGAACGCGCAAGACAAGCCGCCAATTCGAAAAAGACAAGGCCGCATTCTTCACACAATGCAAGGCACAGCATGCAGTCTGCTGGTTGTGCGGCATGCCAATCGACTATGCGGCACCGAAGAACACCACCGATGACAGCTTCAACCTCGACCACATGTTCCCCGTCAGCAAGCATCCCGAACTCCAATTCGACCCAGCAGGCTTCAAGCCGAGCCACACCAGCTGCAACCGCTTGAGAGGCAACCAAGATCCGCCAGCGCCAATCGGAACACTCTCAAGACAATGGATAACAACAGCATGAGCCCAACACGAGGGGTAGGGGCGGTGAAATCGTAAAACCAACGACAGAGCGCAAGACGTCCCGCGTGGTTGGTCTTCCTCTCCCCGACGAGTGAAATTGTTGGCGGGTCGCGCGCGATGGCAGATTAGGGGGTGTTTTCGATGAGTGCGAAGTTTCCGAGTCGGAATGTGGCGGAGGCGTTGGAGCGTTCGTTGAAGAACGCTGACCTCAAGGCTGTGAATTCTGCTGTTGTCGCTGCGGCTCGCGTGTTGGCTGAGCGTATCGATTATCTGACGTTCTCCGGTTTTGTCGATGAGAACGGCAAGCTCGACAACGTTTCGCTGCCGACGTTCCTCAAATATTGTCAGTCGCTTGGTTTGACGGTGGATGCTCCGGCTAAGGTTGGTCGTCCTGCGAAGCCGAAGGTTGAATCGAAGCCGGAGGCGCGTAAGAGCGACAAGGTTGTGCAGATGGAAGATTTCATGAAGCGTTTCGGCTAGGAGGCGTTCGATGGCGTCGGAAGATTTGAGTGTTTTCGGTGCCATCGATGATGACCTGCATGGTGTTACGTTGCCGCGGATCTTCACGCCGCCGCTTAGAGAGCTTGATAAGACCACCAGCAATGGTTTCGCGGTGATTGCCTTCGCGGAGATTATGCTTCATGTGCATCTTTATCCTTGGCAGTGCTGGCTGCTGGTCCATGCGCTGGAATTGCTTGAGGATGGCAGCTATCGCTTCCGCAAGGTGATTGTGCTTGTGGCCCGTCAGAATGGCAAGACCACGCTGATGGGTGTGCTTGCCGCATGGTGGCTGTTTGTGGACTCGAATAAGCACCCAGATAGGGTGCCGCCCGTGAAATTTCTGGTGGTTGGTGCCGCGCAGACCTTGGATAATGCCAAAGGCCCATATTCCCAAGTCAAGGAGTGGTGTAATCCGCGTCCTGAGACTGATGAGGAGTCCGATCTTGTTGTGCCTGAATTGGCTTCCATGACGCAGAAATTCGTCAACACCAATGGCGAGGAAGCCATCGTGCTGAAGTCGAAGGCGAGATACATTGTCCGCGCTGACAAGAACATTCGTGCGAAGAGCGCGGCCCGTGTGATTTTCGATGAGCTTCGCGAGCAGCATAATGATGATGGCTGGAATGCTGTCAGCCAGACCACGAAGGCCGTCTGGTCGAGCCAGTTGTGGGGCATTTCGAACGCTGGCGACTATCGTTCCGTGGCGTTGCGCAAACAGGTGGACAAGGGCCGTAAGCTTGTTGACGAGTGGACGCGTCTGAGCGCCGACGGTGGCAATCCTGCCGACGTGTTCTTGTCCGGCGATCAGGATGGCTCTTTCGGATATTTTGAATGGTCGGCACCTGATAAGTGCCCGGTGGATGATGCCGACGCGATCCGCCAGGCTAACCCGTCTCTCGGCTATGGGCCGATGACCGTGGCTTCCGTGCGCTCCGACATCGATGGCATGACCGAGGCTGCTTTCCGCACCGAGGTCTTGTGCCAGTGGGTGACTGCCGACATCGTGCCCTACATCAACCCGAAGCTGTGGGCGCATGGCACAGATAATGCGTCCTGCATCCCCGCTGATAATCGCGTGGTCTTGGCCGTCGATACCAGCGCTGACCGCCAGACCACCTACGTCGCTGCTGCCGGATTGCGCTCAGATGGCTTGCCGCATGTCGAGTTGATCGCTAGGCGTGACGGCATGTTGTGGGTGCCGCATTATCTCGACCTCCTTCGTGAGAGCTGGCCAGGCATTTGCGAGATCGCCGTGCAGTCCAAAGGCTGTCCGGCTGTCGATTTCATCGACCCGCTCACCGAAAAAGGCTGGAACGTGCATCTCATCGAGGGCTTCCGATTGGGCGCGTGCTGCGGCCGCTTCCTGGACCGAGTGCGCGAAGGCAAGCTCCGTCACCTGCCGCAGCCGGCCATCGAACAGCAGGTTTCCGTGGCTGTCACCCGCCGTCTTGGTGAGGTCGAGGTGTGGGACCGTGCCAAAAGCGCACTGCAGATCAGCGGCCTCATCGCCGAGAGCGAGGCATTGTACGCGCTTGAGACCATGCAGGTCGAAGTCGATAAACCAAAATTCAAGCCAAGTGTAGGCGTGAAAATCAGATTCTGAAAATTCTTCGAGAGGAGGATGAATGGGCTTCCTTGACCGGCTCCTCCACAATAACGCCGCAGTGATCGGCATGAAGATGGCCGAGGCAGACGCGCATCCGACGCCGGCGACGAGTATTCCGCTCGCCAATGGCGATAGCTGGCCATCCGACGCGGAATTCTACGGCGGTGCCTCCGGCGTCTACTGCAGGGAATATGCGGTGCGTGTCGTGATTGACTTCATCACCCGCAACATCGCCTCGCTGCCATTCAAGGTGTATCGGAAGAACGCCGATGGTGACGCTGAGGAGGTCACCAGTGGCGCGTTGGCCGACTTGATGAAGCGTCCGTCTCCATTGCCTGGCATGACGCGCTACCGTTTCATCAGCATGCTGCTTCGTGACATGCTGCTCGATGACCGGTGGCTGTGCCTGCTCGGAGTGGAGGGCAAGCGTTTCACGCTTCGCCGCATCCCGTCCGACTGCTATCAGCTTTCCGGCAACGCTTTCGGCGAGATTACCGGCGTGAATCTGCTGACGATGGACAGTCAGCAGACCATGCATTTCGATCTGCCTGATCCTCGCGTGCATTTGGACGTCGGCTTCATCTCCGGCCTCCAGTTCGGCGATAGTGTGACCAACGTGCTTCGTCCGCTCTTGGCGGAGGCGAAGGCGATGGCCAATTACCGGCGTGGCATCGCCAAGAACGGCATGCAGGCCGGAGGCTACGTCTTCCGGCCGAAGGAGATGCCGTGGCTGTCGCAGGAGGATTACGACGATTTCACCAATGGATTGCGTAATTTCATCCAGAATGGCGGACGTGAGGGCGGCTGGCCGGTCCTCAAGGACGGCATGGAGATGCGCCCTTTGGATAACGTCTTCAAACCCGTGGATGTGAACGATTTGGAGGCGCGTGACCGTATCAACATCGCGGTGTGCAATGCTTTCCAGATTTCGCCGGAAAACGTCGGCTTCCGAACCGGTACCAATTCCAACATCAGTGCCTTCAAAGAGCAGCTGTGGAATGTGGAGCTCATGCCGTACATCGTGGCGCTTGAGGAAGCCTTGAATCTGAGTCTTCCCGGTGCAGTGGGCGAGCCTGACTGCTACATCAAGGCGAACGTGGACGCGAAGCTGCGCGGCACCACCAGCGAGCAGTATCAGGCACTCAGCACGGCCACGGGCCGGCCTTTCATGACCACGAATCAGGCGCGTCAGATTCTGGACATGCCGCGCGTACCAGGTGGCGACCAGCTCATCACGCCATTGAATGTGAGCGAGGGCGGCCAGCCCAGCCCGCAAGACGGCGGCAAGACGCAGAACGCGCAGGAGAACAATCCGGTCAACGGCGAGGACGCGAAGGCGATGCTTGCCGAATTCAAACGGCTTTACCGGTATGACGCGCAATTCCACGCCGAGTGGGACGCGCTTACCAAGGAGGAAACATCATGAGGCTTGATTTCAAGGGCTTCGAGCTGAAATCCCTTGATGACAGTCAAGGCGAGGGCGTGTTCAGCGGCTACGCCTCGACGTGGGACAAGGATTTGTACGATGACGTGATCGTCAAGGGCGCTTTTGCCGATACTTTGCAGAACGATTTCCAAGGTTCCGGCGCTGGCATTCCGATCCACTGGCAGCACAAGGACGACAAGCCGACCGACATCATCGGCGAGACGCTGAGCGCAGTGGAGGACGAGCATGGACTGCTCGTCACCGCCCGTCTTGACCTTGACCTTCCGGAAGGCAAGCGCGCCTATGAGCTGCTGCAGCGTGGCCTTATCCATCAGATGAGCATCGGCTTCATCGCCGAGGAGACCGCTTTCGTGCAGGACGGTAAGAGCGCTTGGGACGGTTACCGTGAGATTCGTCAGGTGAAATTGTTCGAGATTTCCCTCGTGCAGGTCGCCGCGAACCAGGGCGCCGAAGTGCTTGAAGTCAAGAGCGGTAGAGCCATCAGCGCCTCCAACGAGAGCAAGCTCCGTGCCGCCCTCGACAGCCTGCATGAGGTTCTTGATGGCATCGATTCCGACAACAAGAAGCCGGACGATTCGTCTGATGACTCCACGGATGATTCCGGCGACGAGCCAGACGATTCCACGGATGACCCGAAGAAGAAAGACCAGAAAAGCTTTGACCAGCAGTGGGCCAAGGAATACCAAACCATCAGCGACTTCTTCTCGCTGGAACACTAACCGAAAGGAGTGCCATGAATCTCATGGACAATCTCGCCGCCGAGAAGAAGGCGGCACAGTCCATCCTCGCCAAGGGAATGGATAACATCACCGAAAAGGAGCAGGAAGAGCTCAAGCAGCATTACGCCGAGGCGAAGAAGCTGCAGGAGCGCATCGACCTGTTCAAGGAAGCCGGAGAAGGACTCGACCGTCTCGCCGGAACCTCGAAGACCGAGCATAAGACCGCCGAGGCGAAGACAATCGGCGACTTCTACGTCAAGTCCCTGCAGGAGAAGGGCTTGAGCGTGCTCGCAACCAAGGGAGGCTTGTTCTCCACTCCGGAATTCAAGGCTGCTTCCGACACTCAGGTCACAGGTGGAGCGTCCGGAGCCTACGCGCCGTTCCTTACTGAAACCGATCAGAACGGCGTATGGCCGTATGAGCGTCCGCTCGTCATCGCCGACCTTTTCGCGTCCGGCACCATGAGCGGCACCAC